GCCCGGCGTGCCGCGTCGTTCCGGGCGTCGGCGAGCGTGCGACCGTGTTCGACGATCAGCTCGTCGGGGAGCTGCGCGACCGCTGACGGGACCGCGACCGCCTCGGCACGCCGCTGCCACTCCGCCGAGCCGAACGTAGCGACGATAACGGTCACGCCCACAGATGCCGCCGACGAATGAAGACAGGCCGACCGGCGTTCATCCGCTGCCGCTGCCCGTTATAGAGCCCGTCCCGCGGGCTTTTCCCCCAGCTGGGATGCAGGTGTTCGACGACCGAGGCCTCGGCAAACGCCCACGCCTGGCGGCTCTTCGCAGTCTCCACGAACTCGTCGTCCACCCACTCGTGCGGGTACCCCTCGTGGAGCAGCTTGCCCGGCTCGTCGATCGTGCCGCGACCGACGTACTCACGGGCCACGAGGAAGTGCGTGGAATGCTCGCCCGCCTGCGAGCGCTTCGTCGGCGCGAGATCTTGAGTGCCTACCACGCCGACGCCGTCGACCAACATCGCCCGCGCCGCCGGATACCAGCCGGGGTGGAAGTGCAGGTCGTCGGCGCCAAGGAACAGGAATGGCTCCGAGCTGGTCGCGGCGACGTAGTTGATCTTCCGGGCGTAGTCGCCGACCCTCGCCGGCGCCAAGACTTCCAGCGAGATAGCGGCCGACGACTCGCCGGTGAAGCGCTCGACTTCCTCGATCATCGGACGATCGGTCGCCGAAGCGACGAAGACCAGCCGGTGCGGCTCGGGGGTTGCTGCTTCCAGCGACGCCACCAGCGGCACCACACGATGCGCCCGGCGGAGGACCGGAACAATCACGACCAGCTCGTGATCGCCCCGGCCCTCATCCATGAGGGCGAACGCTAGCTCGCGCTGACCGGTTCCAACGTCGCGAACGGATACCGGGTGTCGGCGTCCTCGTTCACAAGGTTGATCGGATTCGGGAGCTGCCAGCCGACGCGGAACACAACGCGAAGCGCCGACGCGTCCTGCTGCGGCAAGTTGATCAAGATATTGCCGCCGCTGTCGGTGATGACGCCCTCGGTGATGACCTTGTACGTCAGGTCTTGACGCACAGACCACACGAGCTGCGACCAGTCGCCGCTGATCAGCTCGGCCCGGCTCGGGTCGATCGCACCGTTGCGGGGAAACATGATCTGCTCGCCGTCGAGCGAGTAGGTCGTCTTCCCTGCGTCCATGCGCGACGACACGAAGATCGGCTGGCCGGTGGCGTTGCCGTCGACGTCCTTCTCACGAAGACCGCGCAGCGCAGCACGGAGCCGAAGCGCGGCGACGTGCCCGGTCGGCATGTAGCCGTCTTCCTCGACCTTCGACAACACACCACCCTCGCCCAAGATGTCGTCGTACAAGTCGCCGACATCGCCGCGGGTGATGACGTGCCCGGCGTTGGCCGCACCTTGCAAGATGTTCACCGGCCAAGTGCTCGGGGCGTTCAGCCCGTAGAGCACAGCTTGGTCAACCGTCTTGCCGATCGCCGAGACGATGCCCGGCTTGACCTCGGCCAAGATGTCGTAGTCGGCATCGTCGGCGACGGCGTCGGGGATAATCACGAAGCACGCGATCTCCTCGGCATCGATGAACTTGTTGTCCCACGCGGCCTTCGTCGAAGACTTGAGGCCGGTGTCGCCGTTCACGAAGAACGCCTGCGGAAGCTGCGACCAAACGGGCAGCCGCTTCTGCCGGCGGGACATATTCGGGAGCCGACGCCCGAAGTTCATCACCACGGATTCCTCGGCAATGCTGCCGAGAATCTCTGCGGCGACGTCCTCGGGAATGAGGGCGCCGGCATCAGTACGATCGATCCACTCGCTCATTGGGGTTCCCCTTTCAAGGGTTTAGCCGCCGGCGCGATGGATGCGACGGCGGAGTTCTTCATTGAAACCTGACCCCGATGTGGCCGTCGCGGCGCCTCCGGGTAGCGGTCGAGCTTTCCCCGCTGGTGCGAGGTAGGGCTTGGCCTTGACGAGGTCGTCGATCGCCGACGAGATCGCCTTTGTGTCCACTTCACCTTTGACGATGAAGCGGTCGAGATCGCCGAGCAAAGCTGCGGCGTCCTCTGGATCGGAGACCTTAGCGCCAGCCGCGGCGCGAACCTCGGATTTCACAATCCGGCGGTTGGCTTCGATCGTGGCGGCGTCGTGGCCTTCCTTCTTCGCTGCGTCGAGCGCCTTCTCGTCGGCGGTCTGTGTCTTGGCCTTGAGTTCGTCGCGCTCGGCGGTGATGGCGTTGCGGTCGCGCTCGGCCTTCTCGCGTGCTGCACGTTCCGAACGCAACGCCTTGATGCCAGCTTCGCCGAGATGGTCATCGTCGCCGGTCTTCGGTTCGGTCTTCGGTTCCGTTTTTGGTTCGGTCTTTGGTTCGGTCTTCGGTTCGTCAGCCATCGCGGCTTCCTCCTAGTCGTCGGTGAAGCGTCGCGCTCCGTCGCCGGTCATACTAGACACGCCACCAGCGGCAGCGGTGCTACCTCGGCAGACCTATGGCGTTGCGGCCTTCGGCTTCGGTGGCGGCTTCGCGCCGCCAAGCGTCGACCCCATTTCGGGGTGGTTCGTCACTTTGATTTTGACCTTTGCGCCTATCACCTGCTCGCCGTCTACCGTGTCGATCTTGCGGATAGCGCCTTGTGAGTCGACCGTGTATGCGGAACGGCGGGACCGTTCCCCCGCTCGCGTGATGTCCTCGACCACGCCCTCAGCCTTGAGGTCGTTGAGAAGGTCACGATTGATGATCTGACCGGGGTCTTTGTTGCCCAAGATTTCAGCAACGCCACAGTCACAGGCGGGGTGCAAAGGCAGCAGCTCGGCCAGCGTGTACCGCTGCGTCGACGCAGTCGCACAGAATCCGCAGCTCTTACCTACCAGCACCCGCCGGTAGCCGACAACCCACGGCCGCGACGCCTTACCGCTCGCCATCGCCGCCCGGTTCGTCAACGCTACATCGGTACGAGCGGTCGAAATAGCACGAGCTCGACCGGCGGCCATCGCCTCAACGAAGTCTGTGCCCTTGGCAATCAGGATGCGGGCGGTAATGACCGATCGGCTGTACACCTCGACCGTGGGCACCCCGTTGCGAATGATCGGCAGCTCGGGCACGAGCAGACCGGGGAACCCGGCAACGCGATCATTCGCGTTCATAAACCCAGTCGCGACAGTGGCCACGTTCAGCTTCGCCGCATCGACGATCACCGCCGCAGCGGCAGAGAACGCACCGAGGGCTCGGTCGTCGAGTCCCCCGTACGTGTCCCACGCCTCGTCAACAAGGTTGGCGGTGGCAGCCCGCAGCCCGAGCAGCCGCCGATGGTGCGCCCGTTGAAGCCGCGCCAGTTCGTCGAGTTCGCCCACGAGCTACGCCAGCGGGGTCGGCGCCGGCGGTCGCTCTCCGGTCGCAGCCAATGATGCAGCGCGCAGCCGGTCCGATTCGGCGGTCGCTAGGCGTGCCGATTCGGCGGCGTTCGCTGCCATGCCTTCGAGCTGCATCTGTGCTCGCATCGCCGGGAACCGGCCGATCTGCTCCGGCGTGTAGTTCAATTCTTCCCACAGTTGCGGGGCCGGAACATCGAGCGCCTTCTTCTTACTGACCGCGTCGACGTGCTCGGATTCCGTGCGGGTCTCGGGGTCCGCCCAGATTGTTTCCATCGAGATTGCGGCGGCCAGCTCGGGGAACCCTTGAAGCGTGCCACCGAGCCGGATGACTTCTTCCCATCCGGCGCCCCAGCCACGGCACTTGCGCCGAACCTTGGCGACCAGCCCAGACTCGGCCGACTTGATCGACTCGCCCGAGAGCCGGTCGGCTGACGAGTTGAGATAGTGCGGCGGGGTCGCCGAGATGGACGCGATGTGCTGCACAATCATATCGATGGCCTTGACCGTGTTGCCGAGCTCGGCGGCGTCGAACTGGCCGAACTTGGCGTCGGTGTCGGCGAGCCACCACAGCTTGCCCGGTCCCGATTTGAAGTTGGGATCTTTGACTGCCCCGGTCGGCTTGCCGTCGGCGTCCACGACTTCTTCGGGTTCGTAGCCGGTGAGATGTCGCTGGGGGAACGCAACGAACTCGGAAGCGACGATCAGGTCGGCGCACAATTTGTTCACGGCGTCTTGCAACGGGATGATCGAGGCCAGCTCCGAGTGCGAACCCCATCCGGCGCGACGCGACATCGTGAGTCGCGGCCGGTTCAAGAACTCGACGATGGGCACGACCCCGAGCGGGTTACTCATCTTGCCCGAGCTGTCGAGGTCGGCGGCCACGTCAATCTGATCTTCCACGACCCAATACGAACGCGCCGACGCGTCGAGGCCGCCCATACCGCCGCGCTTGGACTTCGACCGGAACAGGTACACCTCGGTGGGGAAGAACAGCTCGGCATGTTCGAAGCCGTCGTCGGCCAGCCATGTGCGAAGCCCAGCCGTGCGCCGTCGACGTATCTTCGGGTGACACTCGACGATTGTCGAGCCCGCCGATTCGACCGTGATTTCTGCACGGTCACTTTTGCCCGGTTCACCGCCCGGCCAAACGGTGGCGTAGAACGCACCGGTCACCAGTCCGTCAAGATGCCCCATGCTCGACTGCAGGTCGAGCTCGTTTTCTTCCCACAGCCGCTTCGCGTTCCCGTCGGCCGTCACGTCCTTATCGACGCGAAAGCCTTGCACACTCATCCGTTCCTCGACTGCGTTGGCGACGACCCCGCACCAGTTATCGGCGAACGCCCGGAACAGGCCGCCGAACGCTTCGAGGAACTTCTCGCTGGCGAACGCGAGGTTGTGCGCGCCGTCGTAATAGTTCGCGGTCTTCGCGATCGTTGGCCGTCGAGCAACCAGCTC